TCAATGTTAATCTTAACTTCGTGGTATTGAAGTGCGATAAGTGGAAGTGCTAAACCTGGGTTACGGCAGAACCAGAATTGCAGAGGTACATACAGGGTGGTCTCTGGAAGGGCGTTACGTGGGGCACATACTTGACGTGGTGCGGTAGATTCACAAGGACCATCAACATCAGCGAAACTTGGGTCAGTGATGTAAGTCAATTGTGTGGTTTGCCCAATCATCTTATGGTAACCTGCTTCTTGTTCAGAAGTCATGGTTAATTGATTCCAGATATGCATCCAGTCACCATATTGACGGTCGATACGTTGTCCACCAATCTCGATCTCAACCATGCTGATTAATTGTTCACCAGGGTAATCTAACCAACGTGCATAACTAGCATCGCTAGTTCTGATTTCTGGCAAAGTTACCTGGAAATAAGTGCGGTATGCTAAATCACCGTTACGGCTGATTGTGCATTGAACACGACGACCGAAATCGGCTTGACCGTTAAAGGTTTGTTCGATGGACTCCATAGAGAAGTTAGTGTGTCGGCGGTATGTTACTTTCCAGAAAGTGATTTGTGGATTACCAGTTAAATAGATGTCTTGCGCGCCATAAGCTACGAGTTGCATTAAACCTCCTCCCATTTTATAATATTCCTAAATATTATAAAATTAAATAATGAACGTTTAATTTAATTTAATTCCTTAGACCAAGGAAAAAATATTCTTTTTAAATTAATATTTTCTTTGATAAATGTAGTAAATTTTTCGTATAATAATATCAAAAATATAATTTATATATTTTCATACTGAAACTTATATTAATATTATTATTAATTAGGGATAAGAAACGCACGATTTTTCATACTCCGTGCGTATGCGTTGATATGCGTTTCTGTTTAAGATACTAAGATACAGTGAGAAAATAGAATATTCTGGATGGCGTAATTAAATTATCATAAATAATCCATTTACGCTATCTGAGTTTCTTAATCCTATTAATAATACATCTTTAATATATTATTTATCTGCTAGCGATGAGAACATTTTTTTTACATTAATATTTTCTTTGATAAATGTAGTAATATAATCATTGCTAAAATATTCCCTATTATTATTATGTGATTTTTTGAATGAATATAGGTCATTATTGTTCTTTTTTATGCTCCAACCATTTTCTAAAGCATTATAAATAAAAATCATACGTTGAATTGTTTGTATATCCATGTTCTTAATTGTATCTCTAATATCATGTAGTTGTTCTATATCAGTCATATATAATCTAACTTATAATATCAAAAAAATATACAAAGATAAACGGATTTTATACTAAATCATACTTTTAAAATGGGTTAACTGTATTAAAATAAACTATTAAAGATATTTAATATTAAAAAATTAATTGATATTATATTAAAATACTTTTAGATAGTTTAATTATTAATCATGTCATTTAAACCAAAAACCAGTAAAAAAATTAATGTAGCGAATAAATCAATAATGACACTTGATTATAAACATAATGAAATAATTAATACTATATCTAAATTAGAGAAACAAATACCTAAACTAAAAAAAGAGAAGAGAGAACTAGAGAGAAATATAGAAATGATAGACAATATAGATAAGAAATTAGAAGCGCAAGATAGAATAAATGAATTGAAAATAACTATCAATGAATATAAGAGTAAGAAGAAATATTATTATTTGGATAATTCAAAATATATATTTAATTATTTTGAAGATAAGAAAGATATAGTAAATGATAACAATAAGAAAAAAATAGTGGATAATTTTTTCTTTAAGAATAATGAAAATGATAGAGAATGTAGATATAAGTCGGTTTCTAAAAATTATACCAAACAATACCTTATGAATTTAGAGGATGAATATATTGATATACATGATTTTATGGTAAACCATGATAAATGTAAATCGTGTAATGGTGAATTAGTATTAGTAGAACAAGATGGTATGATGATATGCAACCAATGTTTTTGTCAATTTCAGTATATTAATGATAATGAGAAACCATCATATAAAGAACCACCTAAAGAGGTATCTGTATATGCATACAAAAGGATAAATCATTTTAGAGAAATACTCGCACAATTCCAAGCCAAGGAAAGCACAAAAATAGATGATGAAGTAATGGATAATATAAAAAATCAGATTAAAAAAGAGAGGATAAACCTGGAACAATTAACAAATTTAAAAACAAAACAAATATTAAAAAATTTGGGATATAATAAATATTATGAGCATATACCATTTATTAAAGAAAAATTAGGAATAAAACCTCCAAATATGCCAATTGAATTAGAGAATAAATTATGCACACTATTTATGGAAATACAAAAACCATATGCCAAATTTTGTCCCAATGATAGGGTGAATTTTTTGAGTTATCATTTTGTCCCATATAAATTATGTGAATTATTGGGTGAAGATAAGTATATCCCTTATTTTTATATGCTAAAAGATCCGATTAAGAGGATGGAACAAGACAATATTTGGAAAAAGATATGCAATGAATTAAATTGGGAATATATTCCAACAATCTAAATATTTTAGATATCCCTAATGCACCCTGATGCATCAAACCCTGTTCTACCCTTTATTATTTCATTCTTATACCCCATTTGGTTAGATATATGATATATCCCTGCTTCTTCATCATAAAAATCATAACTATAATGTGTATGACCAGCAACGAAATAGTAACAATAATTATCTATATCAGGGTTCTTAAACTCAAGATTTGTAGCAAATACTTCCTTGTATATCTCATTTTTATATTTTGGATGAGAAGTTCCTTCTATTGTAGTTGGATAATGTGTTATTATGACATATTTTTTTAAATTATCCTGTGTATTATTAAGGTTTAATGTTTCTAAAGTGTCTAATAACCATTTTTTATCGGTATAATGGAAATCATTATATATATCTTTTGTTATAGATACTTTCCAATTGTCACCATTTACACTCTTAATCATCTTGAGACAATTAGTATAATCCCGTGAAATATCTTTTGAATATATACTCCATAAAGTGCATCCAATAAAATAAACTCCTTCGTATAATTCCACATCTCTATCAAGCAATGTAATATTATTATAGTTTCTAAAAAATGATTTATATGAAGTATTTAATTTATCATATGTTTTTTTAGAGTGATAATATTCATGGTTCCCTAAAACATAAAATATTTTTACCCATTTATCGCTAACATAATCAAAAAAAGTTTTAAAACATGTTATATTAATTCTACCTATATCACCCGCTAATATTAATACATCAGCTTTCTTGTCTATCTTTGGAAATGTTTTGTAAAACTCAAGATGAATATCAGAATAAATCTGTATTTTCATGTTATTTAAAATGTTGTAATTATAATGCTAAATAGATTATAATTAAAACTTGTTTGGATATTTTTAAGTAGTTTAATATGTTTTATATGGCGTATTATTAAAGTATAATAGTTTTATAAATAGATATCACCTAAATATGGTTGATTATCCAAATATATTAATTTTACATACGGGGGAAACCTACGAGGTTAGCACCCATACCGAAGCCGGCACCTTGGCGTGCACTCACTGCCATTGCTGGTAAATAAGTATCCAAAATAGTGAAGGTTGCTGCGGCGGTTAATGCGATAAGTGCTACTTCATCCATTTTAAGGGATTTCTTTGGGATAGCATAGGCAGCAAGGGCTACCATTAGACCTTCAACCAAATATTTGATTGCTCTGCGAACTAATTCTCCTAAATCAAGCATTTTCTCTAATTGGTCTAGCATTTTATATATATATATTTCAATAAAAAAATTTAATATTAATTAGTCTAATTATTCTTATTTAATATTGTTTTCTTCTTGTTTTTATCATTGAGAATTAAATATATTTAAAATATATTTAAAATAAATAACGACTTAAACTAAAATAAGTATTATATTTTATATAATGACAACTCAAAATAGTTACATTGATTTATTAGATGAAGATAAACAGATCGCGGGACAGAAATTTGCTTGCATTTCATTTGTATCACCGGACAATATATTGAAGAAAAAAGAACTATTTTACTTTGAGAAGTTCCTAAAGCATTTTGATTTTTCTAAATCTATGGAGAAATACCAGCAATTTACTAATTTTATTAGTTATAAATATAACATTAAGTTCGATGATGTAATGAAAGATTTCCAAGAATTTTTAAAGACAGAACAAGAGACGCTAAAAGAGACTGATATTGATTCTGAATATAAAAACTTTGTAGATAAACATGAAGAAGCACTTGAAAATGAATTCGGTGAAAGTCATAATTACCAAACAAACGTGAGAGGTATTAAAATACGTGGTAGTTTTCCTTCACAGAAAGAAGCAGAATTACGTGCTAAATTATTGAGAGAACAAGATCCTAACCATAATATTTATGTTGGACCCGTTGGTATGTGGATCCCTTGGGAGCCGGAGGCATACAAAACAGGACGTGTTGAATATCTGGAGAAGGAACTTAACCAATTGATGAGTGAAAAGAAAAAGAATGAAGAAAATGCCAAGAATGAATTTGAAAGACGCGTTAAAGATGCTAAAGAAAGTGCTATTGAGGAAAATAAAAAATTAGCACTGGAAAGTGGAAATAAATTAACTCAAAATATTGATGAACAAGGCAATTTGGTTGGTGTTGCTAATATGAATACAACTGAGAATGCATTAGTGTCAAATGGTGTTGTATCAAGTGCTGATATTAAAAATGAATTATTCAATACTGATGATGTTAAACGTAATGACTAATCAATATGCATTGATAAATAATAACTAATAAATAATTATGTTGACATACACATAATAATATATACTACGTAATAAGTATTAAATAATATACAATAACCAATAAATTATATAAAAATAAAAAATAAAATTTATATAATTTTTAGAGACTAAATTATAATGATAATGATAACGCTATATAAAAATTATCTTGTATGATTGTATTTTACATATTAATTATCTAATTAATTCATTATATGCTAGTTCGGGAGATTTATAATTATTCAAAATAATTTTATTTAATTCTGCTGGAGTAATATTTTTATTACTTATTATTTTTTTACCTTTATCATCAAATAGATGATTGCATTCTGTATCATAGAAAAAATTAAACATATCAATTATCATATTGATATCACAATATCCCACCATAAGATTTACATCAATCCTCCCTGGACGAATAAATGCACTATCTAACTTATCTGGGTGGTTGGATGTTACTATTAAAATACGTCCGGGTGTTTCTAATATACCATCTAATAAATTAAGAATAAACGATAAGTTTAATTCTTCACCATCAGAATATGGGTTCTTATCTTTTTTGAATTCTTGTGGTTTGGCATTATTTATTGTATCAGATATAATATTATTTGTTGTAAAATTGGAAAATTTTGAATTACCTCCCATGGTATCATTACATATAGGTTGTGGTGCGTTTGTCTTATTGAATGAAGCATAATTACTACTTATTTCACCACAATAAGCCAGATTATCTTTATTTTGCCTATCAATACCAAAATTCATATATCCTCCCCTTACCGGGTTCATACCATCATATCCGTCACTATTATAATTACTAATATTTGTATGTGTATTTGTTATATCTCCATTGTCTTTACTATTAATATCATTATCTTCTTCTCCATTATCTTTACTATTAATATCATCATTATCTGTTGTATTATTTACTTTAACCCTCTCATTTAATACATCTGTTAGGCAATCAATATCTTCAATTACATAAATTCTTTCATTAATAGGGATATTAAATCTCTCGCTTCTACCATTCTGTAGAATACTAACACTTTCATTAAAAAACAAATCTCTTAATTGTGTCTGTGTTGTATCTTTATTAAATTTAATATTAAAAACGTGCCTTTTGGAATCCTTTGATATTGCTTTAATAAGTGATGTTTTTCCAGTTCCGGGTGGTCCATGAAGCATAATACCTAATGTGTAAGGGATACCCTTTTCTTTATACCATTCTTTATTATTAAGGAACATATCAACACGTTCTTTTACATTTTGTAAATGATGTCCAAAAATATTAGACAATGATTTATTTGTATAAAATGGCGTCATTATAAAATTGAGATTTTTTGGTGCCATATCAAAACGGATATTCTTTGAATCATCTAACGGTAATGTAACATGTTTCTCATCAAAATAGAATTTCTGTTGTCCTAGTTTATTGTTCTGTTCATGCATATATTGTTTTTTCATCTCATCGATGAAATGTTTTAATTCAGATAATTTCAAATCATACGAAAATAACTCAATAATATAATTAGTTTCATCTTTATCCGAGGCAATATCATTAGATACTTTGCAATAAACTGTTTCATTTATTTTAAATATTTCATCATTTATTACTGTAAAATCTTTTTTGTAGTGTAGAAACTTAGCATTATTATTATGAATGACATAGAAATTAATGGAATCAAAAACCAAACTTATATCATTATTATCTCCTCTAACAAGTTTAATTGATGATATTATTTCTCGTTTTTCATCAATATTAGTATTCTTTATATTAACCATTTTTTCAATCTTTGCCTTATTTTTATTAATATAATTATTAATATGTTTCATCATATATGCTTTAATGTATGGTAATAGCGCCATAAAATTCATTACTATTATACCAAATATGATTTGTGAAGCGGTAACATCATTTTTCATGCTCATCATACTTATCATATTAGTACTCATCATAGAATTCATCATATTATTTGGTGATTGTTCCATATAAGGGATTGTATATAAATTAATTATCATATATTTAAGTAATTTATATATACTTATTTTTCACATGTATGTATTCATGTATATTTTTGCATCTTATATTTTTTAAGTTTGTATTTTCTAATTTATTTACCATTTATTTTTCTTAACATTAATACGTGGTCCTTTTTTTGTAGTCAATGCTTTAGGGTCGTATATATTACCATCATCATCGTCATCGCTATTTATGTCTTTAGACATCTCCCAAAATTCTTTAGAACCAATCTTAAAATCTGGACGTGTTTCGGCTTTATACCAAAATATTTGTTCATCTAATTTATTAGTTTTTGCGTTATTATTAATAACTAAACATTCATAATTTTCAGTGCATTGGTTCATAACTTGGCAAAATGATTCGAATGTTGGAAACATACCAGCATAATTATCGTATATTCGTTTTCTATTATTAATGTAATTCTCTCTCAATATAAATACATAATCTATATTTGTCCTGAGATTAGGAGGGACACCAAGCGGGTATTGCATAGTTATAACAAGCATCACTTTCCAATGTCGTCCGTTCATGAACAATAAGCGCATAACCTTATCACGTGACCATGTAGCATCATATAGACAATCATCTAATATAACGAATGTACGGGGATCAATATTAGTCTTTCCGTATGCCTCTTTTTCTTTTTTAACACTCTTCAATGCCATCTTTTGACGTTTTAATATATTCTCTATAATAACTGTATTATACTCATCATGTATAAATAGTTTAGGCACATGTTTGCTAAAAAATCCATTACCTGCCTCAGTTCCAGATATTACTGTCCCTACAGGGATATCCTGATGATAATATAATAAATCACGGACTAAGAATGATTTACCTGTGTCACGTCGTCCAATTAAAACAACCACAGGACCCTTATTTTCATTTGGGTTAAATGTTATTTGTTTCATATTAAATTTTTTCAGTTCTAAATTCATCGATGACATTTTTATGTGTATATATTACAAAATAATATATATTATTCAATTATTGAACTTATAGATATATTATTTATTAATAATGAAATAGATTAACATTAATATAACCCAAATAAATTCTCTAAAATATATTATTAGTTTAAAGATAAAATACATTTTATAATATAACTTTAATGTTTAGCATAAATTATAAAAAAAATAAAAATATAGAATTATACAATTCATTAAAAGGTGTAAATAACACATTTGATAAGATCCAAAATTATAACCCTATATATAAACTTTTTTTTTCACTTAATGACACAAATTGGAACTCTATAAATCTAAATGAACGTAATCATTTGAGAGAAATTATAGAACAAATAGATAATACTAATTATAAGATTAGATTAGAAAATGGTATTGAGAGAGAAACGTTTCTAAAATATTCCCCTCTTATTGATCCAATAAGATTTTTAGCAGGTAAATTAGAAGATATATCACTGAATGATATATGTGTTTTACCGATACATAATTATAATAATAGTGATAGTGACGGAAATAAAGTAAATGGAGAAAATATAAAATTAACGAATGATTACATCAATGTATTTGATTATTCTAAAGAGTTATTCAAAAATAAAGATTTTACGAAATATGTAAGTAATAAGGTAAATACTCCATATAATACTGCTTATACAGAATCATTTTTTTCATATTTATCGAGCCAGATATTAAATAATAATAATTTCGTGCATGGTGTTGATTTTTATGGTTCTTTCACATGTATAAAAAAAGATTTTATAGTCAATATTGCGGATGACTTGGAAGCATTACAACAATCAACATTTTTCTTTGATAAATGTATTGGTAATATAGTAAAGGTTCAAGATGATTTTAATGAACTTATTAATTTTGATACTAGGAAAAATAAGAAAAAGATTATATTAAATAAAACAGAAACAGCATTCTCTGTAAATAGTTGTGAATCATTTGGTGATATATTTAAGAATAATAAACAATTTGTCAGGGATGAGAAACAAATAGAATTGAAAGATATCAGAGACATTGATAAATTTATAATAAATAATGAATTAATTAATGATGACAATGATGACAATGATGAGAGAAGTAAAAACTATGACAATGATAGTGATAGTGATAGTTACTGCGGTGGTTCGAATACTACACATAGCACAGAAAATACTCATATATTTGATACTATAGATAATGAAGACGCTGAAGATAACAAAGAAAACAAAGAAAAAACAAAGAATATTTCTATTAAAAGTTCAATATCTGTAAATAGTAGATCCACAACTGCTAATAATTTGGAATCAATATATTCTTCTTCATCTTGTGATAGTGGTTCATTCGGGACATCATTAGAAGATGAATTTTGTGGAATATCCATAGATAAATTTCCAATAAATGTTATCTCACTTGAAAGATTACAAGATACATTAGATAATTATATGAATAATAACATTATAAGTCCTAAAGAATGGTTGTCTATACTTATGCAAATAATAATGACACTATTAACTTATCAAAAAGCATTTGATTTTACACATAATGACTTGCATACAAATAATATTATGTATAATGAGACAGATAAATTATTCTTATATTATAAGTTTGATGATAAGTATTATAAGGTACCTACATATGGAAAGATATATAAAATAATAGATTTTGGTAGAGCTGCATTTAAATATAATAATATTCAAATAATGTGTGATGCTTACAATATAGATGAAGACGCATATGGACAATATAACCACGAACCATTTTTTGACAATACTAAACCCCGGGTAAGTCCCAATTTTTCGTTTGATTTAACGCGGTTAGGGTGTTCTTTATTCGATCATTTTATCCCAGATGAGATGGATATAGATAGTTATAATGGTATTATTGAAGATTTAGTCAAGGAATGGGTAACGGATGATAATGGGAGAAATATATTATATAAATCAAATGGAAAAGAGAGATATCCTGGATTTAAATTATATAAAATAATAGCAAAACGTGTGCATAAACATACACCTGAAAATCAATTAAATAAAGAAATATTCAAGTCCTTTAATAGGTTATCATTAGATATACAGAGAGAATTGTTAAATGATAAAAATATATTATTAATGGATATTGATGTTCTTAACAAAAATTAATAATAACCTTTTCTAATAATGTTGTCATATATATTTTGTGTAAAGTTATACGAAATATATATTATTGTTAAATGTAATTAATTATTATAAAGAGTTAATAAAATAACCTATAAAATCATTTAATCAGTCATACAGTCATATAGTCAATCAATCCCTCAATCACTCAATTCATAAATAACCTAAATAACCTAAAAACTAGGTTCATTTATAAAAACAACAGGCGATGAAGTAATATTGGCTAAATTATCAAATTGATGAGATAATAATTCACCAACAATAACCGAAAAACCAACTAATACTGAATTACGCATAATTTCTTTCATTGGTGTATTTTTTTTAAAGATCTTATTCTCTCCAAATTTTACACAAAAGAATATAATGGAACATAACAACGCAAGTATAAAATTCATTTATTCTAGTAATAATATAATAAAAGAATTACAAAATGTTATTATAACGCATTAAATGTGGTTTAAATATGGATAAGGTAAATGTATGGATTATAAACAATTTTCAATTAATGAAGTTCAATAATATCATCATCTAATATATTTTTTATATTTAATTCTATCGGTTTTTCTATATTGTGAATATCTAATTCATCTAGTTGTATATTAGCATCTTCAAATATCTTTAATTTAAATTCATCTCCATCGTCTTCTTCGTCTTCATCAACATCTTCTGCTCTTTCTCTCCATCTTTCATCGCTTATTTTCTCCAAGTTATCTATGCTTTTTGAAACAAATTCAGTTTTTTCATTTTCTTTAGTCGCAAGGGTTGTCTCATCTTTTGGATTATATTGAACTATTTTATCATTATCATTAAAATTTGTTCTTAGAGTATTATCAATTACTGGGTCTGTCCCATGATCAACAACATTTTTAACTAAAATTTCTGGTTTTTTTATTATATCCATATTTGTGTCCTCTTTGGTGCTTATTATAGTATTTGTTATTTTATCTTCAAGTTCTTTAACTTTCTCATCGTGGTTATTTTGTTTCTCTATGATATCATTACTACTAATTTCATTACTTTTACCCCCTTGTAGTTTATCCTTATTATCATGACAATGAGTTTCTAATTGTGATTTA